CCTTTTCATAAGGATCGTCATTGACATACACAATCTCATTATTAATATTTTTTTGTATACAGTGAATATTGAGTTTGAGAATGGAATGAAGTGTCTTCACACTACAGGATTTTGACCGGGTAACAATTATGGTAACAAGGTTCATAGTCATATATATACTCTAAACCTTAAGCCTATCATTGAGACAAGCACTAAATGGTAAGTTTCCAACGTGGCCAAGAGTTGTATTCACATCTGCGTATATTTTACCATCAGCTTGTTGCCAACGGCGGCAGAATGCGTAGTCTTCGGAGAGGTACCTACGAGTCTCTGGGTCAATCATACAATCAAAGGCGGCGTGGTAGTCGTCAAAATCCCTGTTTTGGTGATCATTCTTACACCAGAGTTCTGGAAACTTTTCTTCTAGGGTCTTGAAAACCGAACGTTTAATAACCATGAAACCTGTTGGACCATCTAAAATTTCAATAAATCCATTCACAACGGGGCGATTTTGAGCTCCAAAGTTGATTACGAGACTTGAAGACAACATCGACATATCTCGGTCGTCACCACCCTTAACAGCCTTGGCGGCTTGGTCCCACATGACGACCTTTTTGGGGTAGCATGCGACAGAAAGATCGTGTCCAGACCTGACGAGACGGACTACTGATGCTGGGTCGAAGTGTATATCGGCATCGATAAACATAAAATATTCACAGTCAGTTTTTTGCATGAAACGACCTACTGACACATTACGGGCGCGGTGAACGAGTGATTCATTTTCGGTTGTATCGAGATAAAGTTGAATTCCCTCTTTTATTAAAAGTAGCTGAAGCTGAATAATACTAGACATATACTTCTCTAAACATAGGCCACCATAACATGGTGTAGAGAGAAACAACTTGGTCATTTTCTAATCTACATCTTTAACCTCTAAGTGTTTTTTTATAATACCCTCTATCTTATTTAGTGTTGGGATAGATACCGAACACTTTTCACACATCTCCGCCTTTGTAACTTTACTTCCCAAAACTATGTGAATAATTGCTGATGCAACACTATTTGGTGTTTTACTCATCAAATCCACACAATCATCAGTTGCGTTACACATTTTATTACATCGGAATCTTTCATCCCTCGTCACTTCAAAAGAGTTTAGCAAACGATTCATCACGTCAAATGCTTTCGTCACGTAATTTTTCTCAGTTTTCCCCGCTATAGCGTCTTGGAATATTTGGGTTGTCCGGCTAATATCCTTAGACTGGATACCAAACATATCCGCAACCTCCTTGGTTGTCCGCGGAAACTTTGCCAATTTACATGCATATAAAATACAGTTTGCTTTTATACCCAAGCGTACAGCGCCACGTGTCAACTTCTCATTATTAAATTTCCTATACATCATCTTGGCATCCTTGAGGATTGAATCTGGTAAAGTGTTACACGCCTCATCGATGTCCTTATACGCGTGAAAAAGAGAACGGTCTTTATGATTCATAGACATATGAAAGTTAATTTTAGCCATACGTTTATTTTCGTATGTTGAAGAACGCTGTGTTGAAATAACAGTTCCCTTCCCCCAATTTTGTGAAAAGAGCTCCGGGTTTGGGTTAGGATTACCACATCTGGATGGATCATTCACTTTTCCATCGTCCGTCATCCCACTCGTCCATTCTGCGGTATCATCGATAAACCTGTCATCTACAAGTCCACATTCTGAGCAAGTTGGTAATCCTTCGGGTGAAATAATTTTAGTACCCGAGCATTCACGACATATATGTATATTAACTGGCTTTTCTTCGGTTTGTTTTGGTAATAATGAATCTAATTGAGTCCAGATAGCTGCCAGCATCTTTTTAGACTATGTATTTTTTTTTACTTTTTCAAAAACGCGTTTACAGACTTAGGCTTTTGACGTGCATTTCAATCATATCAACTGTTTCTTTAAAACTTTTCCCCCCTGAAGTTGAGGGTTTCCATCCAGCCCATTCTTTATCAATCATCTCATGCCCGGGTGGTGGGGAACCTTGTATTTCACTGTCTGATACGATGAAATCGTCTAAATCGGAACCAGATTGACCCTCGTCGTATATGTCACTGTCAGTGTCCTCGACGTCAATCTCGGAATAGTAAGCAAACATATCAGTGCCAAGGGGTTTCATTTCCAGATCCTTAAATGTCGTCCCACTTGGGTAGTGCTCCATGAGACTCTCGAAGGGTGCGGGGGACAGTTCCCCGTCGTCTATTTTGTAGACACAAGCGGACTTATAAATAAGTTCAGTTGGATTGAGATACCGAACCCCGAGGGTCAGGCCGGTGTTCATTCCAACGACACCGTACATTTGGTCTTCAACACCGTCTTCGTTTACAAATAGTTTAACTATATCATTTTCGTTTATTTCAGATGGTACAATCATGCTTAGAGTTTTCTCACAAAAAATAATCAGGGATAATATCACAGATGAAAGTTATTATTTACTCGAAGGAAGGATGTCAATATTGCGACCACGCGGTGACCCTCAGTGAAGCGGAGGGTCTCGAATACGAAAAGATTTTGATAGAAAAGGAGGAACTAAAAAAATTATGTGGTGGCAGTATCGATTCCTACCCTCAAATATTTATTGACGGACGTCATATCGGAAACTACTTTGAATACCAGGAATATATTGAAGATGAATACGAACCCATCCTAGCATCAACCCTCGATAGATTTACTGTCTTTCCCCTGAAGTATCCTGAGCTCTGGGAACTCTACAAGAAGGCTCAAATGTCCAATTGGACAGCGGAAGAGGTAGATCTGTCTAGTGACATGGAAGACTGGAAAAATTTAAACGATAATGAAAAGAAATTCATCAAGTATATCCTGGCATTCTTCGCTGGTTCCGACGGAATTGTTTTTGAGAATATCAATAACAATTTCGCCGATGAGGTACAAATCTCTGAGGCCCGTTCATTCTATGCATACCAATGTCACAATGAAATGGTCCACGGGGAGACGTACTCTAAACTAATAGACAAATACATCAAAGATTCTACTGAGAAAAAACACCTCTTCGAGGCTATACAAACCGTCCCCTGTATTCAAAAAAAGGCCAACTGGGCCCTAAAATGGTTCGATACCAAGTCCCGAACCTTCGCCGAGCGCCTCTTCGCATTCGCCTGTGTAGAGGGAATCTTCTTTTCTGGGAGTTTCTGTGCCATCTACTGGCTCAAGAAACGGGGCCTGATGCCCGGCCTGTGCTTCTCGAATGAACTTATTTCTAGGGATGAGGGCCTCCACCAAGAGTTTGCCGTCGAGTTGTTTAAACAACTCCGTAACAAACCTTCTACTGAGGTTATTCACTCCATAGTTAGAGAGGCTGTGGAAATTGAAAAGGGGTTCATTTTGGATGCCCTTCCCTGCAACCTCATAGGAATGAACTCTGAGAAGATGTCCGAGTACATCGAGTATGTTTCGGATCGCCTTCTCAAGCAGATTGGACAGCCTACACTTTGGGGTTCTAAGAACCCCTTCGATTTTATGGAAAATATCAGCCTGGATGGAAAAACCAACTTCTTCGAGAAGAGGGTAGGAGACTACGGAAAGATGGATGACACCTCGGATGATATTGGGTTTGATGAAGAGTTTTAATTAGTACATTGTTCCGTCAGAGTCAAGGGCGTGGGACTCGAGATTTCGACCACTGTCAATTAGGTCTATACTTGGTTCACCAAAATCGGGTTCTGGGGATGGAGCGTCAACCATGGGAACTGGTGCTGCGACAGAAACCTTTGTTCCCTTCTTACCACCACACCCACACCCTGATTTCTTCTTACCACCCTCCTTTTTCACGTTCATCATAGCCCAAACGATGAGAGTGAAAACGATCGTGTGAACAACGAGACCAAATGTAGATGGACATCCATTTGGTGTTGCGATACTTGGACCAAGTACTCGCCTGACGAGGCGGAAAGTTTCAGGGTTGGCAATGACAAAGAATGTAAGACCAGAAATTATAGAAATTATAAATTTGTCCTCCTGTTTCTTACCATTGCACCCACAGCCACAGTCTTTAAAGAGACCCATTATACTTTTGATATATGTCAACAAAAAAACTTACTTAAAGTCGAGCCCCCTAAGATAGATATAACCAACCAACAATGTCGCTCTCTATTCAACAAATCTCCGAACTTTCCCCCGCTTCCGTGGGCTTCTCGAACCTCCGTAAGAACAAGAATGGCGGTAAAACCGTCTACCTAAACGCCGGCGGCAACAAAAAATGTTATCTTCAACTCCCCTTCATGCGATCCCCCTTCGGTCTCAGTGCCTTTACTGACGAGGGGACTGGACGCACCACCTACTCCCTCGATCTCTCATTTGACCCTGATAACGAGCAGGCTATGGGGGTGCACAAGACGCTCTCCGAGCTCGACAACATCATCGTCAACACCGTTGCCAAGAACTCTAAGGAGTGGCTCGGTAAGGAGTTCAACGTCGCGGTTCTCAAGGAGGCTCTCTACAAGCCAATGGTTCGCCCAGGTAAGGAGCAGTACCCTTCTACCATGAAGCTGAAGATTACGACCAAGCCCGATGGCACCTTTGTCCCCGAGGCCTACACTATGAACCGTGAGCCTACGACGGTCGACGCCATCGAGAAGGGTCAGAAGGTTATGTGCATCATCGACCTCAGTAGCATCTGGTTCATCGATAACAAGTTCGGTGTGACCATGAGGCTCAACCAATGTCTCTTGGAGCAGTCTACGAAGCTCCCCTCCTTCGCCTTCCAAGGCCTCGACCTCCCAGGCCCCGAGGAGGAGGATGAGGAGGAGGAGGTTGACGAGGAGGTTGATGTCTAAGATCCCAAAAAATAAAAAAAATCCAATCCCTATTGGTAAGAAGAAAAAACTTCTTACGAATAAGTAAGAATGTCCAACATCGAGAAGAATCTCAAAAGGATTCTTAGGGGAAAAAAGGGGTGTTCACCCCAAGAGTATTTACCTTCAACAGAGAAAGTTGGTTCTGGGGAGTATGGAAATGTATTCAAAGGGAATGTGAACGGAAATGGTAAGAGATATGTAGCCTACAAGGAAGTTAAGTTACCCGGAAATAATGTAACCCTCGCCGAATTGCAGAACTATATCAAACAGAATCCAGCTCGAATGGAATTTACCATTGCGAAAAAGTTGAAGGGCTTCGGTGTTCCGGAAAATTACATATACAAGACGTGTAGTGATAAAGTCATCATCTACATGGAATACATTGACGGTGTAGAATTAAGAAACTGGTGGAAGACCAACCCAACATTAGAACAACAGAAGTCTCTTATAGTTCAAATTATTTACAATCTCTACAGGATTCATAAAAAGTATCCAAAATTCAGACACCACGACCTTCACGGGGGCAACATTTTGATAAAAAAGGTGCCCGAAAAGAAAATCAAAGTTGAGCTAAATAACAAAACGTATACAATTTCGAATGGTGGTATCGAGGCAGTGATGATTGATTTTGGATTTTCACTATTCCCTCATATAAAAAATCCAATGATAAACGACAACTACTTCAAAAATATTGGAATTTCGAGAAACTCCCACAAACTATACGATGTACACCTTTTCTTAAACAGTCTTTACGAAATGACCATGCAATCGAAAAACCCAGAGGTGAGGAATTTTATTAACTCTCTCCTACCACCCATGTATTTGGGTCGCAAAAGCACGGTTGTTAAAAAATTTAGATTGATTGGCACCGACCGTAAAAATGTCGCTCATACCTTTTACCTACCGGGGTTTGAAAAGATTTTGTCGAAACCCTTCTTAACGGGGGAAAGTAGGGCATTACCTATACCAAAGCCGCGAAAATTTGTGCGACCCCAGATTGTTCCGAAAAAGAAAGCCAGTACACCAATCAATAAGGCGGCTGCATATGCGAGGGCGGTAGCTGTTATGAAAAAACGGCGAGAGGTTGGTACTCCCAAGCCAATCCCCCGCAGACGGAGATGATTAAAGTGTGATCTTGAATGTGCGCTTAGTGCCCTCATCGACTTCGGAGAGTATCTTAAACTTTGGGGTCTTGGTGAGCTTCACCCCATCCTTAGTGACGAATGATTTCATCCGTTCAACTTCACCACGGGGCATTTTCCTGGTGTACTTGAGTGTGACATTCTTAGTTCCAATAGTAAATATAGTTGAAGACATTTTAATATTTACCTATAATAAAATATGATTGCTCTCGTAATTCTCGTGATCGTTAATGTAATGATTCTCATGAGAACTGGTCAGGCACCAATAGAAGATGGTGAGAAATGGACTATTTACGGGTCCATGGGTTGTGGCTGGACTCGTAAACAGATTGAATACATGAAGAAGAATGGTAAATCATACACATTTGTCGACTGCGAAGAAGAGGACTGTCCGGGTGTTGAGGGATTTCCAACTATGGTCGACCAAAACGGTGAAAGGGTTGTAGGATTTAAGGAAGTTTAGATGCCGCGAACAACGCTAATAGATAAAGCAAGGATGAAAGCGTCCATCAAGTTCTTGATGGGCTTCAGGATGGAGATGTGCTTCACGAGAGACCTGTTCCACACGAGACGAAGAATGAATGTGCTGATGAGAAGAGTGAGCACAAAGATGAGAAACTCGGTGACTGCGTCAGACTTGTTCTGGGATTTGGATACTTCCTTAATCATTTTATTAAATACGTATATTTTTTTCTAATCGAAGTATATGGTAGCTCCTCCTGTGAATGGATCTGAACCCAAATATACCACGAAAATGTGGGGTTCTACTAGGGGTATAAACAATAATAATTGTTACGCATATGCTGTGGGTGATTACGAAGCATACCGTTGGCAAAAATCCATCCCAGGAGATCGTTCTGGTATGTCAAATGGAAACCATAATTATACCCATTGCACAGGTTTACCCAAACGTGTCATATCTGACAACCCTAAGAAGGTTTACAGGGTGGATGGCGATAAGAAATGTAAAAAGGGATATTACAAAGTCATGATGTTCGTTTCTCCTGGGAGACCAACCAATTACATTCGCCAAGGTGATTTTCATTTTTACAAACAACATAGTGTGGTTGAATATAAAATCAAAGAAGGTGATACAATAAAATCAATCGCAACATTCTTCAAAGTTCCCATGGCACGGATCCGCGCTGCTGGTAAATTCAAAGTGGGTAAGAGGCTTATATTTAGAGCAAATGTCTTCAGTCACAAGCGTGGGTGGGCGACTGGTCCACTTCTGACTGACGCCAAGGGAAAGGTCATAAAAGATCCTCGTAAAGCTTCTAGAAACTACCCAGGTTTAAACTATGAGACGTATTGTAGTTCATTCTGCGTCAAAAATACCGGAATCAAAGTCGGAAAGACTCACCCCAAGGTCAGAAAGAATACTGTCTAAATCCATCAAATTTTCAATCCCGTCAAATGAAAGATCGAATAAATCGATAACATCCATTGTAACATTTTCATTCAATGACACAGAATTAGACCTAACTGTGTGATTGTTTTGCACCGTAACTACAACCTTAAATTGGGAAGCATCAAAAACTTTTCTACAAACTGGGCAAGTATTTTTACCTTTATTTTTCCATTCCTGTAGACAGTGGGAATGAAACATATGTCCACAACGAGTAGGTGGATTATTCCTCGTTGGTTTAACTTCATTGAGACATATGGAACATGTTGACATTCTAGAGTATGGTTTTAAAGTTTTTTTCATAATTTAGCTCAGTATGTTTTGGAGGTGTCGACTAGGGGTTTGTTGCAATCATGGCACCTGGTTGTTCCCTGTTCATTCTGGACTTTCTGGAGAAGTTCGGGTCCAGATTTTTGGAGGAGTTTCCTATAAGAATAATTATCTTCGAACGATATGCCATTGTTTTGCATAACGTAGTTATTGAGAAGCTGGGCTGACGAGTTTATTGTAAAGCACCGACCATCGGCCATGCCAAGTCGTTGAGACATCTTGTATTAAATTACACCTAGAAATTAATTTGTCTATTGGATATTGTTTGTACCCACGATTCAAAACCCTTCGCTCTGAGAACCTTTACAAAGGGTTCACACCTGTAACCTAAAAATATATCGAAAATATCGGTGTCAGTTGTCGGACTTACTCTAATCCTGGAATTTTCGTTAATGTGGCAATTGATTATATTGTAACCAAATGCAATCTCCTTTAGAGTCTCCGCCCCCGTAATTATGATTTTGCCTGTGCTGAATATACTGCACGTAATTTCCTTCATATCGTGGGCTGGTTTAAATTTTACTTTAACTGCGGAATACCGATCTGGTTCAAATGAAACTTTGAAAATATCATTATAGTTTTCGAACCAATCAGCAACCAAGTTCAAATTTATGTTGTAGTTTAAACTAAAGTTAGAATTGATCATCACAACCCTGAATGATTCTACCGGAATTGTATTTGTCATACCCAAAAAAGTCTTAAAGATGTAGGTGAGTTGGGTAATGATACGTTTACAATCAAATAGGTCACAACACCCCGCAACCTGAATACTACCGTTTGGGAATACCTTTACTGATTTTGTGCTATAGGTGTCGTGATATGTGAGTGTAACCTGGTTGTAAAAAGTTGTCGGCTTCAGTTTCCATTCAAAACCATCCATTTTAGAATTATCTCGTCTCATTTTGAATGAACCAATTTCATTGAAGATTTTTCGTAATTTATTAATATCGATTGCCTGAACGAAACTTGAAACCATTGTTATCGTTGTAATTTTTATCCATGATGGACGAATTTCTGCGGGTATTTGATTTCTAAATTCGTTTATAGTTAGGAGGTAAGAAAAACTATTATTAGCAATTTTAGAATACATTTCAAGTTAAACTTATACCGAGTATATCGTGACTTAGGTGTTTAAAGAATACATTCACGTTCTTTATAATGACACGCTTTGTTAACTCTGCCACCCATGTTCATGACGTAGAGTCAGATTTATCATACGCGGAAATACGTTATGATCAGTATATAGAATCGAAAGGTGTATACCAAACCTACACCGACTATATTAGTACTGAACCATGTGGAAACTGGGTGACGTTGGGTGCATTCAAACATTCAATTCCCTACGAAAAATTTTTGGACACTATGGTGACCCAAACGTTTGAGGTATGTCAACGGAAAGCTGAGGTGTACCTCGACAATATCCTTTCCGAGGGACTGGAGATCCGTCATTTTATCAGAATCCTCCATGCAACAAAAAT